CCATCGCCTCTAACATCTAGAGCTTTTGCTGGAGCATCAGTTTTAATACCTAAATAACCAAAACGGTTAAAAACCATTGCATTGTCTGTACCTGTAGCACCAGATTCATTATATGTTAAAAATACAATTCTTCCTGGCACTATACCATCACCAATAGCAGTGGTATACTTATCCGGACCTAATTTGACAACTGCTGTATTTTCAAAACTATCACCGTCATAACCTCTAGCAGTAAGATCTAAAACACCATCGCCTGCTTGTGAAACTGATGGAGAAGCTAATGTACCTCTTGATGCACTTGCAATTATATCGTGTCCACTTCCACTAGATACAGGTCCTGTAAAAGAAATTTTAGGATCAGTAGCATCTTCAATTTCTAATCTTGAACTTTTCATAGTATTCAGTTCAGTGTCAACCATTGCGTGATTGTCGCCGTTCCAAACTGGTGCTAATATTCTATTGTTATTACCGTCAACCAATACAGTTGAATCATCACTAAAAACACTACCTGTAATGTCGCCATCAAAAGTACCATTGAATAAGTTTGCAGCCATTGTGGTTGCATTTACATAACCACCTGCATCGATATTCAAATTAACATCAATACTACCGGTTGCGTTAATATTGCCTGTAGTATCAATATCACCTGTACCAGTTATATCATAGCTATTTAAATCAAGGTTGCCACCTAACTGTGGAGTTGTATCGTCTACAACATCGCCGCCGCCACCGCCGCCGCCGGATCCTGATGATACTTGATTACCACCAACAGTCGTTCCGTCACCTACCCAAAGCGGTCCTACGTTTGCACCTGAATAGTCTGTAACGTAAATTAATTCACCTAATTCTGGGGTATAAGACAAACGCTCAGCATTAGTACCTCTTTTAATTCTCAAAGCCATATGAAACTTCTCCTACAGTATTACTTTAATGTATTTATCACAATTAGGATTATTTGTTAAGCTTAAGAAATCGCTTTGTGCGTTTAGTGACATCTTTTTGAAGGCGTTTAGTATCTAATCTAAAATCCACTGTATCTATTTTATCATTGTACTCGTCTAAGAATGTAGCAATTATATCTGCTGGATCATCTTCATTCTTTTTATTGTGGACATCTATTTCCCACACTTTTTGGTCAAGAAAGGTTACAATTACTGTGGATACATATTCAATTGGGAGGTAATCGTAGTCGACATTATCTAAAATTTCCTCCCAATAGTCATTCTCAATATTCTCTTTAGGCACTTTCAGTTTTCTTTGCGGCTTTACGTTTTGTAGGAACAAGTTCTTCTGCTTGCTCTCTAAGTGCTTTTGCTTCTTTAAAAAGTGCATCAGCTTGTGATCTGTATTGTGCCGCTAAGTCTTCGTTGCTTAGTGTTCCTTCAGAAGAAACTTCTTCAGTATATACTGAAGATGGATCAACAGTTTCGTTGTTTTCGGGTACAGTTTCACCATCTGGACCTTTTAAGGCTAAATCTGCTACTGTAACACCTTTTTGTTCTGCAATAATTTTATTTAAGTCGTCTAAAGATATTGCATCAGCATTAGTTGGCGTCATTTCAACCATACTGGTTTCAACTTTTCTAAGTTTACCTGTAGTATGAAATCCTGCTAACATATTTCTACCGTCTGGTAACATAGCTCTTGCCATTGCTTCACCAAATTCATATGCTTCTTGTCCAGCAGATGATTCAACTGCTTGAATAAGAGCATCGTGCTCTTCAGCACTTAAATTTTCAGTTTGACAAACCAAACAATTATTTGGTTCACCTGGTACGACTCTATAAGCTACTATAACTTTTCGCTTGTTAGCCTTAATTCTTCCTACGTGTTTAAGAGCCATCTTCTGCCTCCGTTGCTGGCGCCGGTGGTGGTGTTGCCGCAGCCGCTGCCTCTGCAGATTCTGCCGCTTCTTTGGCTTGTTTTGCTTGTTCTTCAACAGCTTTCAAGAAACCATCAAGCTTATTATAAAGAGCTCCGACATTTGCGAGCTCATTTGCTTTGAATGTTCCTCGTTCAGTAGAGAGCTCAATTACAGCTCTTGCTAATGCTAGATCTTGAATGTTTAGTTCATTTGGATCTGGTTGTGTTTGTTCAGTCATTACTCTTTTACTCCTTGTATAATATATATTTTCTTGACTATCTTGTATACTTCAAATGTGGACAAGCTAACATAAAAAAGCTCATCTCTTTGGATAATTCAAATCCAACTGTTGTAACACTTGAAATAGTATCGTTCTGTATAGATACGTTTTCTCCTAGAAAGTATCTTCCTGTTAGATTATCTTCAATCCAATCAGAAAGCACTGCTTCTATGTTATAGGTTTTTTCCAAGTCAACAGTCTCGAAAGTAGGAGGGCAAAAGTTTACCCTCCTTATACCTAAAACATCTAGTGGATTGGTTTTTAGCTTCACGCAGCCTCCTCATAATGTACAGACATACCAAAAGGACCTTCCAAATTTTTATCGTGATGGCTATGAATAACAAATAATGTATCACAGTAATTTGGATCTCCCCAACTATCCCAAGCATAACCATCTGTAAACATAATAAATTTCTTAGGTTCAATACCTTCTTTTTTCATATATGTCCAATTTACCTCAAAATCTGTGCCACCGCCACCGATAACCTCATAGTCACTAATATCATTGCCGTCATCTGATGTAAATGTATCTTCATTATATACTTTAGTATCAAAACACCATATTGTGATTTTGTAATCTTTGTATTCGTCCATAATACCTTTAACTTCACTTAAGAAGTCTTTAGCTTGCTTATCACCGATACTACCTGACATATCAATACTAATACAAAGATCGATAGTTTCTTCAAAGTTCATACCTGGAAGTATTGCACCACTTTGCCAACCTTTACGATTTGGTCTTACAAAAGTGTAATCACTTTTAATTGTGCTTTGAATCTGCTGACGAAGTAACTGACGCCAGTTCATTTTAGGCTCAGTAAGTTCTTTAATCATACGTGTAATTTCAGCTGGAGTATTACCAGCACCTGCTGCCTGTGCGGCTGCCATTACTGCTTCTTTTATTTCGTCTTTAATTTTTTGCTTTTCGCTTTCAGATAATGTTTGCCCCTTGCCTTTACCTTTACCATCATCGTTGCCTTCACCGTTACTTGCTGGTCCTTCGCCCCACTCAAAATGCTCATCTAACATTTCACCTAATTGTTCAATATCAATTTTTTCTGCATCTTGGTACAATTGGTCATATACTTCTTCACTTGTCCAATCCAAGTATTTGAAGTCTTGGAAGCATTCTACTAACTTTGGCTTCATACCAATTCTATCTCTAACTAGAATATTGTTAACAATGTAATCACAAGCAACATTGTAAAGATAAGGATTTCGATCTTCACGTCTTGTAAGATGATCAAATACCATATGTAAAATTTCGTGTGCAATAACAAATTCTATTTCTTTGTTATCCATTGCGTTAAAAAATTGTGTATTGAAGTATAAGTTTTTACCATCTACTGCCGCAGTAGGAATAGTATCGTCAGCCGCAACAATTCGTAAACGTGTTGCCATATTACCGAAAAAAGGATGCCTTAATAGCAACCCAACTCTTGCAGTAATAATTCTATCTAGTACAACCTTTTGCATTTCTTCTAATGCTTCGGGTGTAATATTAGGATCTGGTTCCCAATTTTTTAACTTGCTTGCGGTTTTTTCTGTAGACATTTTCATAGCTACATATTGCGGCATAAAATCTAACATAATCATCCTCTTTTTATCAGTGCTGTAATAGTTATAACATTATTTAATATGATTGTCAACCTTTAAATAGAATAGTGGACAGTACGAATACTGCCCACTAGTTATTGGCTCAAGCGTTTTGAGCAGCCTTGATATACTTGCCGTAACGCGAGTGAAACTCATCAAAGCAAGCAACTTCATCTGGATCAATTGGAAGATTGTATTGTGTAAGAGCAAGTTTTATACCCATTACAACTAATTCAGTCTCGAAATTATCCATTGCAAACCTTAAAAAGTTGTTAACTTTGTTATCAAACTTCTTGTCGTTTGCATCGCTTGCTTCTTTGAGCTCGTAGCAAAGAGACACAGTTAAGGAATACATTGCACTGACTTCCTGTGTTTTTATCTCTTTTACCTTGCCATCCAAAATATCACTTGGATTAGGCATACTTCCCGCAATCTTGCGATGAGCCATAAATTTTACAGCTAAACCTTCACCTACTGCACCAGCAACAAGGTCTGTAGTAGAAGATTCATCTGAATCATCTTCGTCTAGTAGTTCAGAAACAAACGACCAACTACGTGGTGTTGCAAAAGAACGACTTGGCGATTTAGGATCAAAATCATAAAGATCCTGTTTAGCAAATTGCAAATAGCCAACAACGTCTTTGTGTTGCGTGTTGTCAACTGCCCACTCAAACCAGTCGTCAAAATTAACAGCAAGTTCTAAGTGTATAAAGCGATTTGCAAGCGGAGCAGGCATACGATACGTAACACCTTTGTCTGCTTCGCGGTTACCAGCCGCAACGATAATAACGTTGTCTGGTAATTTGTATTGTCCTACTCGACGATTTAGAATCAGCTGATATGCCGCCGCTTGTACAGCTGGAGGTGCTGAGTTCATTTCGTCAAAGAATACAACAATGTTATCATATGCTTTTGCGAATTCTTCGTCTGGCAATTCGCTAGGTGCGCCCCACACCATTTTACCTTGGTTAGCATCAAAGTACGGAATACCTTTGATGTCTGTTGGTTCCCACAGCGATAGTCTAATATCAATTAGATGGCTGTTTTTCATACTATCAGTAATCTGCTTGATAATATCAGACTTACCAATACCTGGAGGACCCCATAAAAACACAGGTCTCTTCTTTTGAAATGCCCGATAAATGCTTTTCTTAGCTCGGTTCGGACTAACTTGTCTTGTCATTGTATCCATTTTGTATTTCCTTATTGTTTGTATCAGTGCTTATACGTTACATTAACATTTAATAGTTGCGTTGTCAACCTTTTTATATATCTTTATATTCGACATTGGCGGCAAGCTCTTCTACAAGAGCCTTACCATAATCTGTGAACAAGATACCTTGCTCCCAAACAAAATGCTCAACATCTTGAATATGATAAAAAGTTTCCTGTTGTGCAATCCAACGAAGTGCTGTTTCACGATCGCCAGCACCAAGTTTAATTACATCTTGGACACGATCTTCAAATCGTGCAACACAAGCTGCTTCGCGGATTTTCTCCTCAGCCATTTGCTGTTCAAGAGTTTTGCAGTACTCGTCCCAAGTTTTCTGCTTTTCAGCAGGAGTGCAGTTATTCCAGTCTGCGTAAAAAGCTTCACGTGGACGGACACCATACACTTCCTTGTGTAAGTCTGAAATAGTATCTTCACAGTATGTAAACATTTGAAAGCCCTCTTTGCTTTATTGCCCTATACATATAATATAAGACATCTTTACATAAAGGTCAACCTTTTTTCTTTAATTTTATTAAAAAACTTCCTGGATTATATTTTTGTTGTTTGCACTCTCTTACAAATGGATGGTTATTTGCCCAGGTAGGAAATTCTCGCATCATAGCACCTTGACCAGTAATTACAATACATTGTCTATGTCCGGAATAATATGCTTGATCAACGGATTTTTTAAATTTACGCCAACCTTCGTGTATATGTGATCCGTGTAAATCAATTCTCATTTTGTCTTTTCATTGCTTTTGTTAAGCCATATTTTCTTAAATCACCACTAAACAGTGTTAATTCAACTGCTTTCTTTTCATTTGTAACCGTTATGCTTCTATTTGTTAAATAATATGGACAATCAATAAACTTATCTAAAAATATTATAATTTGTGTTGTTAAAGGCATTTCTCGCGGATATGGAATATCATATGTTGTCAGTCCCATTTCTTGGATTGCTTCATATCCTTCATCTGTTAAACGTAACCCTCCAACATCTTTGTTTCTAGTATTATACCACCAAATATGTAAGTGTTCTTGTACTGAGATATCGTTGTATGTTTTTCCTAATTCTTTTAGAAAAATTTTAGTGTATGTAATTTTATTAGACATTAATCAATTTGTTCACCTTCGACTAGTTTTACTACTGTAAATTCATCTGTTTTGAACATTTCATTTAATTTTTTTGATAGATTAAATGCGTGACCTGGATTTGAAAAACTTGTTTTTTTATATTTTGGGCCAGGATAGTTAGTTAAAGAATTACTGCTTTTTAAATTAAAAGGTTTATTTTTATAAAAGACAGCCCATATTGCATCTGCTTCTAAAACCTGCTCACATTTGTATGTAACACTATTTGTAAACTCTAATAATACATTTGGCTTGGGTCTGCTCATATGCGCCTCCTAGTTATATACGCATATATTTATCCTTTTTAAACTATAGTTTTACTCATTTCCAATCTGAATCTGCACCAATAACTACTTCAATATCGCTTATATCTCCGCCTGCATTTTCTTTTACAAATTTTTCTAAATCACCATTTAATCTTGCCATTACTATTCCTAATGTAAATGCAAGATTTTTTGCTTGATTAATATCTATACGTAACTCTCTTGCTCTACTCGATTCTGCAGATTTTACTTGTTGTATAAATTGTTGTATACTACTGGTGTTTAGAGGCTCTATTGACATTACTTAAGGCTGCTTTCATTTCTATTTCTGTTTTAAATGGACCCATATATTCATTTCTTTGTAAAGTAATTAATTTTGGACAATAACTTTTAAGCCAATTAATGTTAAATCTTACTAGATAATATCCAGCACAATATAAACTTTTACTTTTTCTACTTTTGGTAAACAAAGGCAATTTACTTTGCAAATCATACATACTGTTAAAAGGCAGTGATCGTGTTGGATAACCGTGTACTTCTTTATCTGTGTTATCTTCTGTAGGAATCTTAGCAACGAAAAGATCTTTACCTAATTTTCTTTTTAGTGCATTTTCACTTTTATAAAAATCAATTTTGCCTTTTGCACTAACTACAAAGCCTTCTTCATCTTTTGCTAGAGTACCAACACGTACACCTGCATCTTCAACAATCCAAAATTTACCATCTAAAATAGGTTTTGCTTTAACCGTCATATATAATACCTCGCTTGTAATGGTTCTGCATATTGTGCCGCATTATCTGCAATACGCTGTAAATCCCACTTAGCACAAAACTTCATAAGTCTCATACCAACTTGGCTTACATTTTTACTGTCTGCTGATTGGATAGTTTTATTTATTTCTTGTTTTATATCATCAGGTTGTGCAGTCAAATCGCATAATGTTACATTTCTTGTGTAATCATCTAGTACACGATGCTCTACACCTTCGTGGTCTACCCAACGTTGTAACATCATATTATTCCAGTTAAAGCCTTTAGTTTCTTTATCTGCAAATGCTTCTAGTAAGCCGACTTTGTTCTTAGTACCTTTTTTACGTACACCTGGATAAGCAGAGAACACATTATCACTAGTGTCTCCACGCATACATTTCTCAAACAACATAAAAGCAGGTTCTGGAGCAGCCTTAGGCTCCTTAGTTTTCTTGTCTATTACAGGTTTGCCTTTGTCATCAAAGTAACCTTCGTGTGTAATTGTAACATTTTGTACACCGTTATATTGGCGCACATTGGGTGCAATAAGTTGTGCAAAGTCGCCATCTGTGCTAACAATTACGTGTTCATCATTTGGATGTGCTTGCACCCAACCTGCTATAAGATCATCTGCTTCTAACACAGGATTATGTAAAACTGTGCAATTAGTTTTATCTGTAACAAACTCTTTGAACTCGTCAAATATTTCCCAAAAGATTTTATCTTCTTCTGCCTCACGTGGGCTCATAGCATCACGATGTTCTTTGCGATTACGCTTGTAAGGCTCATAATAATCTTTACGCCAACTACGTCCTTCTAAACAAAAAACAACGTGCGAACCATTAAAGTCCTGCCACGCTTTCTTAATACTGTTAAGTGTAATGTGCATTGCCATACCTACTTTAGTATCAATATCACCACGTACCACGTGTCTAGCTCTAAAGAAAGTATTTGCTGTATCAATTAGTATGTAAGTCATAAAACTCTTCTTCTACATATCGTTTCAATTCG